AAGAGTTCTGGAATTAAGATTCGTGGAGACTACGATCCGTTAATTAACAGAGGTTTGTCAATTCCAGTAAATATTAATAGGGCAGACAATTATCGTGTAAGCGCAGTTCAGATGTGGATGAAATATGATGAAAGACAATTCCCAGAAACACCTGTAGAACTATTTGATATTAAATATCGTACGGACACTATTAAGTTTTATTTTGTAGCAGATAGTGAAACTGGGGATCGTGCCAGAATATATGCAAGAAGTTTGGCAACTGGAGCAGAGTACAACGGAATATCATATTATTGGAATGGCAAACTTGTAAGAGAGCCTGTAGCAACCAGAAATGAATGGGGAGTTCTTGGAATTGGCTTTACAAACTCCCTATTATATGATTTATTTTTAGGCTCTATTAACCTTAATGGACAATTTGTATTCAATAATATTGCATTCTATCAAGCAAACAATCTACAACAGGTTCAAAGTACCCTAACAAGGCCTTGGCAACAGGTAATAACTGACGGTGCAACAAATTATCAATGGCAGTATTGGGAGAATAATGCTACATGGGAAGGTGTGCTTGTTATTGGAGCCTCAGAACTATATGGAGTTAACCCTGCAGATGTTTACAATACCTACATAGGAACTAATAAGATTATCTTTGATGATGATGAAGGTTTAATAATAGATGCAAATAAAATGAAAATATATCAAGATACAACTTGGACAGTAACTGTAGGTACACCAGTATAATCTGCTATACTTGTGGATATGAGCAAACGAAAAAAGCCATTAATTGGTAATGTTAGGCGCAAAGTAATAGAAAAAAACTACGACTGGGGTCTTTATGTGTATAAAAAGGCTAATGGTAAGTGGTTTACAGATGGTCAGGGTAGTGTTTTAAACATACCCGCCATGCGTGGAGATATCGAAAAAATTACGGAATTAAAAAATGCTGCTATGTATTATGGCGATGAAGGTAACGGTAATTGTATTTTTGTGCCTGGACTAAACAGAATATCTGAAGAACAACACTCTGAAATGGTAGACAGAATGAAACAAGGACTTATTCCAAACGTAAATGATTTAGGTGCTATTTATGATGCACAAAAAACACTAAAGCAGTACGGAAAAGAGGCTTATGAAAATGGATAATAATTTTGATTATATACAAGCAAGTTTAAATACTGAATACAAAGAACCAAATCAATTTGCACAATCAGATCCTTTTGCTAAGTCATGGGATGAACTTAAAGGTTTGAGCGGTATTGATAATAACTTCCGTCGTAGAACTAGTAGAAACCTAACAAAGGTTGCATCAGAAGATCCTGCATACCTTGAGGCTTCAGGAGCAACACCAATGGGAGACGGTAGTTCTTCTAAACAATTAAATCCTGGGACGGTATACAGAAATGGCTATGGACTATTTGACGTAATTACCCCTCCATATAACATGTATGAGTTAGCAAACTTCTATGATACAAACTTTGCTAATCATGCTGCTATTGACGCTAAGGTTGAAAATGTTGTTGGTTTGGGATATAGGTTTGATATTACAGATCGCACCATGCTAAGTTTTGAGATGAGTGATGATAGAGATAGAGTAGACAGAGCAAGAAATAGAATTGAACGAGCAAAAATTATGCTGCGGGACTGGATAGAATCTCTTAATGATGATGATTCTTTTACTACTACAATGGAAAAGATTTACACAGACCTTCAAGCAACTGGTAATGGATTTCTTGAAGTTGGTCGTAAGGTAAATGGTGAAATTGGATATGTTGGTCACATACCCGCAACTACTATTCGTGTTCGTCGTTTAAAAGATGGATTTTTACAGATTATTGGAAACAAGATTGTTTATTTTCGTAACTTTAATGCAACCAATCAAAATCCAGTAACTGCAGATCGCAGACCAAATGAGATTATTCACCTAAAACAATACTCTCCATTAAACACATTTTATGGTATTCCAGACATTTTGGCTGCCTTGCCATCTTTAATTGGAGACCAATTGGCTGCTCAGTACAACATTGATTACTTTGAAAACAAGGCTGTTCCAAGATACGTAATTACCGTAAAGGGCGCTAAGTTATCTGCTGATGCTGAAGACAAGATGTTTAGATTCCTACAGACTGGATTAAAGGCTCAATCTCATAGAACTCTATACATTCCGCTTCCTGGAGATACAGAGAACAACAAAGTTGAATTTAAGATGGAGCCAATAGAAAACGGTATCCAAGAAGGCTCATTTAAAGAGTATCGTAAGCAAAACCGTGATGATATTTTAATTGCTCATCAGGTTCCTATATCTAAACTGGGTGGTTCAGATTCAGCCTCAATTGCTGCTGCTTTAGCACAAGATCGCACATTTAAAGAGCAGGTATCTCGTCCAGCACAAAAATATTTAGAAAAAATGGTCAATAAACTGGTTAAAGAAAAGACAGATGTTCTTGAATTAAGGTTTAACGAACTAACTTTAACTGATGAAATAGCCCAGTCTCAGATCTTAGAAAGATACGTAAAGACACAGGTTATGACTCCAAATGAGGCTCGTGAGAAGTTAGATCTCCCACAACGTCAAGATGGCGATGATCCATTTATTATGTCTCCAAGACAAGCCACTGATGCTAGGGCAAATTTGGCAGGGAATCGTCAAAGAAATACTGAAAGAACAAATAACAACTCTGACTCACCATCTACTTTAATGGGAAGAAATGCACAGGGAGAAGGTCGTTCATCTCAATAATGTCCACATAGTGATATAAATAGATGATATAATTATTCAGCAATGACTATCAATAAAGCACACTGGGTTACAGAAGGCGACAATGTTCGTTTTTCAATGCCCTTTGGCAAAATTGATCAAGAACGTCGTATTGTTTCTGGTTTTGCAACCTTAGACAATATTGACAAACAGAACGATATTGTAACAACAGATGCAAGTATAGAGGCATTTAAAAAATTCAGAGGTAATATTCGAGAAATGCACTCTCCTCTTGCAGTTGGAAAAATGGTTAATTTTAAAGAAGATAAATACTTTGATCCACAAACAAAAAATTTTTATAAAGGCGTCTATGTATCTGCGTACATTTCTAAAGGTGCACAAAATACATGGGAAAAAGTTCTTGATGGAACTTTAACTGGTTTTTCAATAGGTGGCAACATTAAAAAGTTTGATGATGAATTCAACGAGGAATTAAAAAAATCAGTGCGTATAATTAAAGAGTATGAATTAAGTGAATTATCTTTAGTTGATAATCCAGCCAATGAATTCGCTAACGTTATTTCTATTGAAAAAGGAGAACTTGGCGGATATTTAGCAAAGGCAGAAATTGAAAATGTTTTTTGGGATGCAGAGAATGACATTGTCTTAATCTCACCTTCAGAAACAGAATCAAGTCCAAAATCAGGTCAGCCTATGCAAAACATTGGTTTTATAGAAAAATCTGATATCAATGATAAAGATAGAATAAAGTTCTTAGTTGATAGTGCAAAAGGCATTAGTACAATTAAGATTAACAAGGAGGTAAATCTTATGACAGAAGATACACCAGTTGTTCCTGAAGCAGAAGTTGCTGCAGAAACACCAGTTGTTGAAAATGTTGAGGTTGCTCCAGAGGCTACAGCAGAAGTTGTAGCAGAAGCAGAAGCAGTTGTCGCTGAGGCAGCAACAGAGCCTGCTATTGCTAAGTCTGATGAAGTTGCTAATTCTACACCAACAGTTGTAGAAGATAGAGTTGATGCTGTTACAGAAATTAATAAAAACGTAACAGATATTAAAGACTCTTTAACTAATGCCTTGAGCAATCTTACCCAAACAATTAAATCTGTACAAGATTCAATTGCAGTAATAACAAAGTCCCTTGAAGAGGTTACAGGAAAAGTAAATTCTGTAACAAGTGAGGTAAAAGAAGTAAAGGGTTCTTTTGATGAGTTTGGAAAGCGAGTTGATGCAGTAGAAGCAGATACGGCTTTCCGCAAGTCTGGCGATCTAGGCGAGATCGTACAGGAGTTTTCAAATATGAAGACTCATAAATCCCTATGGGGCGGTCGTTTCCTCACAAATGCCGACCTATTTAATTAAGGTACAAAGTCACTAGGAGGTGAAAAATATGTCGGAACAAGAAATACAAGAAAAACTAAGTAAGGCTGCTGAGGCTGGTGCTTTCGTATCTGGTGGTATTGGAAGCGCAACTGCAACAGATCCTTCTGGTAACGTATCTCCTGCTACTTCGCTTGGTAACGTAACTGGCGGATACTTTGGTTCAACAACTGGAGATAACGCTGTTAATCCAACAGGAACTAACAGTGGTATTCTAAATCCAGAGCAGGCTCGTCGCTTTATCGACTACGTGTGGGATGCAACAGTTCTCGCCAAAGATGGTCGTAGAGTTACAATGAGAGCAAATACTATGGAGATCGAAAAGGTCAACGTAGGTGAGCGTGTACTTCGTGCTGCCGCACAAGCAGATGATGCATACTCAAATGCTGGAGCAACTTTTACTAAAGTAGAACTAACAACCAAAAAGATTCGTCTTGATTGGGAAGTATCTACTGAGTCTCTAGAAGACAATATTGAAGGTGCTGCACTTGAAGATCGTTTAGTTCGTTTGATGACTAATGCATTCGGTAATGACATCGAAGACTTGGCTATTAACGGAGACGGTGCTACAGGTTCATTCCTTTCAATTATGTCAGGCTTTATTAAGCAAACTCGTGGAACAGTCGGAAACGATGCTCATGAGTATGCTGCTACAGTATCAGACAACAACTTCACAACATCAGTAATGCAAGGTTTGCTATTAGCAATGCCTCGTAAATACCGTGCACTTAAGAGCAATCTTAAGTTCTATGCAGGTACTGATGCTTTTGCTGGTATCGTTCGCAACAACGGTACACTTGCAGATGCTATTTCTGCAGCGTTCTCTGATCGCACTGGTAGCACACAGGCAAACCGTCAAGACTACATGGATGGTGGAGCACAAACATTTGGTCCTTCTCGCACAACTCGTGTATTAGGCGTAGATGTTCTAGAAGTTCCTTACTACCCTGCAGGTTATGTCGATTTGACATTCCCTGAGAATCGTGTTTGGGGTTTCCAAAGAGATATCACAGTAAATCGTGAATACAAGCCAAAGAAGGACACTGTAGAATATACAGTATTCGTACGCTTTGGTATTGCATGGGAAGAGTTAGATGCAGTCGCTTATGTAGACGCAGATAGCGCTGATTCCTAAAATCTAAGCAATAATAATTAGAAGAGAGCGGAATAAAAAACCGCTCTCTTTTAGTATTTCTGCTATAATAACAACATAGGAGCAAAATGTTAGAAATAGAAGATTTAAAAACAAAAAGCGTATTTGAGATAAGGTCTTTTGCTAAAAAAAATAATATAGACCTAAAAGACGCAAGAACAAAACTAGAAATCCTTAACCTTTTAGAAGGCAAAGAAGTAATAACAATAGCCAAACAAGAGGTATTTAATAAAGTTGCATTATATTCAGAACATAATAAAGTTGGCGAAGATCGAAAAATGGGTTCGCTCAAAGTTGGATATAATATAGTTACTAAGGAGGTAGCCGATTGGTGGCTTGCTCGTAAAGGAGTTAGATTGGCTACTCCAAACGAACTAGCAAGATACTATGGCATAGAATAATGGAAATTTTAAGAATTCCCCCATACCCGCTTTCAATTGAATATACAGTTCCTACAGCAAGCACATCATTTTTTCTTGTAATCTCAAGCAACGATAGATATGAAGAGATCTTAGATGTAGCAGTTACCTCTAACGCTAGTGCAGTTGTTACAAGAACGCTTGCAGATACTTTTTCAAATTATGACAGTCATTATGCTTTAACTATATATGAAAAAGATGGTGCAGATCGTGGCGATGTTGTTGTTGAAGATAATCTAGAAATACTTAGACCATATGTAGATCCAAACACTTTAGCCTCTACTGCAACCGAAATAGCAGCATATACAGAACAAGAAAAACTGGCTCGTCAAATTATAGATGCCTATGTTCCAGGAGGATTTTATTTTAAAACAGAATGGATTCAGGTTGTTGGTCAAGGAACAGACTATATGCCAATATGGAAACGTGGCTATAAAGTTCTTAAAGTTTATGAAAACGCAAAACTAGTATATGACGTAGATGATGTAGATGGCCCAGCCCTTGATGAATATGATTATAGTATTACAAAAGATAAAACTGGAATTGTTAAAGACCCAGTTGCTGGTGTAGATGTTTGGAATAGAGATGAACGTAAACCAGCCAGAATGGCAATGGCAGCATCAGATTCTTTTGATTGGTATGACACTGGTGATAGTGCTAACATCCAAACATTTAGAGGTGGCGTAAGTTTTGCAGAAGGTGCAGACTATATGTTTTATCTTGAAGCGGGGTATAAAGTAGTACCAAATGATATTAAAGATGCAACCAATATGCTAATTGATGATATTAGATGTGGCAAGTTAGATTTTTATAAAAGATATGTAGACTCTTACAGAACAGATCAATTTACAATAGAATACAATAAAATTATGAAACATGGCACAGGTAATATGCTTGTAGATAAAATATTAAACAAATACGTGAATGCGATAACTAATCCTGGAGTATTATAATGACGCTTTGCGAGGATACAGACTTTATGTTTCCAATGAAGGCAGATATTTATTATCCAATCATAACTCAAGGAGAATATGGTAATCCTAAAAAAGATTGGGTTTTTGATAAAACCATTGCCTGTAATATAGAGCCTGTCAATAGAGAAGGTATAGAAAATGTTAAAGCAGAATCTTTTTTACAATTACAAAACAAACTATTAGGAAGAACAAAAAACGATCCTAGAATATCATCACAACAAGATACAAATGCAATAACTAATATTCTCATAACAAACATTAGACATTCAGATGATCATTTAATATATAAAGAAACTGCTGGAGTAAGAGCAGGTCGTAGCACAATATATGAACTTGCCACAGTAGAACCACATGCTGGTCCGTTTAGATCTACAGAATATTATAAAATAATATTACGTAGGGCAGAAAACCAAACCGTAGGTGATTAATGATAGTTAGAACAAATACAACCAATTTTAATAAAACAATGAATAATGTTATCAAGTATTCATATGGTTTCCTTGATGGCATAGATAAAGGTAAGCCAATATTTTTAAGTAACCTTGGCAAAGGAGTTATATTAGCATTAGGCAAATACATAGACGTAAATGCCAAGGCAAATCCAAAAGCACTTCATCACGTATACGAATGGTATAGAACAGGAAGTCCATCTGCTAGATTGTTTGA